GTGGATATTTGCTTTGATGACTTTGAGGGTGAATACATCACCTTAGATGAAGCAGATCAGTGGGATACACAAGAAATGTTTTGGGTTTCAGGTCGAGTACCTGATTCAAGACATGCTGGTAATTGGAAACGCCCGAATGGAAAAGGACGTACTTTATATATCGGTGTACGTGAAAGCGGTAAATCGTGCCGAATTTATGAAAAAGGCAAAGAAAAGGGTGATGCTTTAAGTGAATGGGTTCGTATTGAAGTCGAATTTAAAGCGAGTGACCGTTATCTAGAATTAGAAATGTTGCTCTCACCATCACAATATTTTATTGGTGCTTATCCTGTATTTAATGAGGTCTTATTACCAAGATTAGGGCAATACATCATGCCTGAAAAGACTGAAATCATAAAAAAACAATCACAAATTGAATGGAAAAAAGCTATCGAAATTACCAAAAGCCAATTTGGTAAATACATTCGCCAGTTCCGAAAAGTCTATGACGATTCTGAATTACTTACCATGCTTTCATCTTCTAAAGATGAAGTGCCTAAACGTCTGAAATTCTCTGCAATTGCAGCAATGCAAGCCGTTCGTATTAATCAACCAATTTATGAGGAATTAGCTCATGCAGTTTAAAACAACTATTACCGTACTTGGAGCAAAGAGTTCAAAGGGTGAGTTCAATGGTAAACCTTATGACTCAACAACAATCTTTTTCCAAGCTGAATTACAGGATGGGGACAACTTTGTTGGTCAAGTGGGTGAGCAAATCCGTTGGGGTACATCTGCCAATTTTGAGAAGTTGAGAGCTTTGAAATTTCCATTGAATGCTGAAGCAACAATGGAGCAGGTGAGTAACGGTAAATCAATGGTCACTATTTTAAAAGACCTTGTTCCACAAGTACAAAAATGAGTTGTTTAGTTTATAGCTGTAATAAATGCGGTGCGTATTTCTTTTATGAAAATGTACTGAAACAGCATGAAAAACAATGCAATGGATAGGAATTTAAGAAATGCACGTCTGCAAAACTTTATCACCGCAAAATGAATCAGGTTTGCAAACGTGCTTGGAGTGGCAGGATTTTAAGATCTTGCCAGATTTAACGGTACAAGAAGCCAATGAACTGTTGGTAGCAATCGTAGGCTGCTTTGCCGTTGTTTTCATCGTCAAGCAAGTGATTAGCTTGCTCAAATAATGAGGTTTATATGGAAACTCAAGTTAAAGAAAAAAACAAGGCTTTACCTGTTGCTTTAGGTACAACACTTATGCTCGCTGCTGGTTCTGTATTTGCAGAAGGTGAGGATTTGGCAACTGGTGCAACTACTGCAATCAGTGGTGGTTCTGGGACTCTTCAAACCGTAGGTATTGCGATTATTGGTGTAGTAGCAGGTGTTTGGGTAATCAAACGTGTAATTGCTCTAATTCGTTAATTTCTAAGCCCCATTACTTTTGTGATGGGGTTCTTTATTTATGAGGTGTGATAGGTGGAAGGATGGATTTATTTAGCCGTTATGTTTATTTGTTTCGCTGCATTACTATTACGTTAGTGTTTTCACTTTCCATAGTGCCTTCTTTTGCTTATGCAAATTCAGCATCATATTCAATGAGTCACTCACTACCACAAAAAATCAATAATTATTTTTTAAGAGCTTCATATACTTTTACTAATAAAATTACAGGTGTTTCAACTGTTATAGCTAAACAGCTTGCAAAACCACAAGTCGCTAAATTATTAACTTTTGTTATTTCAAGAAGATTTGCTGCATTCGCTGCATTAGGAACTATTGCTGCTGAAGCAGGCATGTCGACAATTGATGTAGATGGAAAAACTCTAATTGTTCAAAAACTTCCAGAAACAGATATTGTTAATGTTCTAACTACTGGAAATAATGAGTATGTACCAATATCAGGAAATGTATTAAGTTTAAATTACTGTGTATCAGCATTAGCTCAATTGAATCATCTCTATCCGGCTATGCAATACATTCCTGCAAATTCTGTCAACTGGTGTGAATTAGTTAATATTTCTTCAACTTATAAAGAATTAAGTCTGACAGTTTCAACAGTGGAAGATCCTTTATCAACTACAAAAGTCATCGTTCAACCTACTCAGATTGATAAACAAGTAATTCCTCAACCAATTCCAAACTATGCAGTTGTTAGCCCTGAAGTATTGGGTGAAACTGTTTTTAATAAAGCTAAGCCTGCTGATTTATCTCCTTTATTTGACTATAACGAAGTCTATCAATCTCCAGCTGCAATCGAAGCTATAAATGAGTATAACAATACGAAAGGAGAGGCATTTCCAACATATCCCGATGTTACAACACCTTCATTAGATAAACCTGTTACAACTCCAAGTAATCCAAATTTAGAATTGCCTACATTTTGCAATTGGGCAACACCGATCTGCTCGTTTGTAGATTGGTTTAAAGATGACACTGTAGTTCCTGATACTGAAAAATACGACGTAAAAGAATTTGATTATTCAAAACTTCCTAGCAATCCAGATTTTTCATTTTCTCAAGCTTGTCCATCATCTTTATCAATTCCTCTTGATTTTGGAATTGTTTCATCATCGATTGAAATTAGTTATGAACCGTTCTGTCAGTTCTTTGCAAAGGCAAGACCATTCATTATTGCTGCTGCTTATCTGCATGGTGCTTTTATTATCAGTGGCTTTAGAAAGGAAACTTAGTAATGGCTGGTTTGTTAGTAAGAGTTCTAACTTGGTTTGCATCGGGTTTAATTTTTAGAGCCTTGTCAGCTTTAGGTGTAGGCATTTTTTCCATGTACTTCATTAACGATATCTTAAGCCAATTTATTGATTCAATGAATAGTGCTGTTTCAAGTCTACCAGCAGATGTTATTTCAATATTAGGAATTGCTGGATTTGATAAATATCTCTCGATTGTTTTAGGTGCTTTGGTCACTGTGACTTATTTACGTTCTATGCGCTTCATGCTTACTAGACAGCTTTAAACTTTTTCATATCAATAAAGTAGACTCCATATATCAGTACATTGTGCGAGTCTAAAACTTTTTTTTCGAGCGTAGCAGGCTCCGCCCTGACGCCCGCGAGAAAAAAAATTTTAAGGAGCGACAATGCTAACGCTTATTAGTGCAACGCCAGGTTCTGGAAAAACACTTAAAGCTGTTGAATTAATTTATGAATGTTTGAATAGTGGTTATGTTGTTTATTCAAATATCTTAGGCTTAAAAGTACCTGGTGTTATTCAGATTTCTAGCCAAGAAGACTGGCGTGATCTAGATCATTTTAGACGTCAAAATATTGAAATGCTGAAAACGCCTATTGCTGTTTTTTATGATGAAGCACATGAACATGCAGCATTTGCTGAAAAAGACTTATTAAAGAATTATCAAATAGATCGATCTGATTATGATTTGGACATTGATATCATCAATTTAGATGATTCGTTGTCAGTAACTCAAAAAAAGCAAAGAATTGATGAGATTAATAGAAAATACAAAGCAGCACTTGATATTAAAAAAGAACAAATTAGAGAAATTGGTACTGCCTTATCAATGCACAGGCATTTTGGTTTTGATATTTTTTTGATAACACAAAGCCCCAAAAAGCTTGCAGCTCATATTCTTGCTGATGTGGGAACGCACTTACATTTACGACGAGTTTTTAAGATGAAAAGGGCAACGATCTATGAGTTTCCAGAAGCTCATGCAACGGTTTCAAAAGCTGTCAGGGATGATGCGATTAACAAGACAATTTGGAAATTTCCAAAACATTTATTTGGTACTTACACATCAACAGAGGTTGATACCCATAAACAAAAAATTCCTTTGAAATATATTATTATTCTTGTATTAGTTTTTATTGGTATTCCATCTTATGTTGCAAGATCGCTTTGGTATGATCCGTTATTTGGACATAAGGAAAAGCCAGTGATGGTTAAAAAATCGCAAGAAATTGAAGAAACAAAGCAACCCCAAACGACTAGTCAAGAAATGCATAAACCAGTTCTAAATAACAAAAATGATGATTTACAGCTTGAGAATCAACGTATAGCCATAATTGTTGAATCATCAACGGACTGTTATGCTAAAAACTCGTATGGTGATTTTATTGATATCTCAGTTGATGAGTGTAAGAAATTATCAAGTAAAAACAATAGAATGTCTTTTTCAAAGTTGAAGAAAGAACAATATTTACAGGATAATATATCGGTAAATAACAATGACACTGTTGGTTATACGCAACCTGTATATCCTTCAGAAACTAAGTTATAGTTAATAAAATTTATATATGAGGTCAAACAAATGGTTAGTATTAAACTAAAATTGGGCAAACTTCACTATGCAACACAAATGAGGTTTCATAAATTTTTGTTTATTTCTTTATTTTTGTATTTATCATTAGCACTTGGCATTTGTACTTTCTTAGATATTATTTAACTTGGCGTTTGTACTTTTTTGGGTTCTTTATGAAAAAAATAATGGTTGCAACTTTAATTAGTTTCTTTGTATTCAGTCCAATTGCTTTAGCTGGCTCATTCAAAAAAGGTGGTGTCTGTTGGGCAGGTAATGATAAGAAGTTTAATTGTAGTTGTATCGAGGAAGAAGGTCTATCTATTGAGCAAATCTATGCCAAAGGTTTCAAGATTGTAGCAGTGCATCCTGAAAGCACTCGAGCATCTACAACAATTTATATTGAACAACAATAAAACTGATACTTGGTACTTGTACTTTTAAAATATGTATAACCATACATCTTGTCCATAGCAAATTAAAGTTTATTATTTTCAATGATTTATATTGGTGTTATAAACGTACAAATTGTCTCACGTCCAATATGCATAAATTATTAGCTGATTAAACGCATAAAATTGTATAAAAACCATCAATCTATGATTGATTGGGTTTTAACAATTATAGTGGCTTAAGCAGCAAGCAAGGACTGAATACATTTGATTTCTTAACAGAAATAACAGACGCGCTAGGTTGAATATATGCGATATAAGCGCTCAATAGGTGCAATGCGTAAAGAGGATTGGCAGCAACTTATTGAAATATTAGATGAATATTTGATGTATGTTCAACAAGATAATAGTTCAACTAACGATAAAATTAATGATGTGAAGATGCTGGTTCATAAACTACAACAGCACATGGATGGACCAGCACAGCAAAGTTATAGCTTTAATCGTTGGTCATAATTTCGATTTCCCGCAACCTATAATATGCGGGAAACGATTGATCAATCGGTTTACAGATCATTCTTGGTTTGGGTTTTTAGGGAAAAATTCACTGAATGCTTCCTGATCCATAGGGTGATCTGCACTAAATTTTTTCCATCTATCCAAACCTATAACGTATATATTTTGATCTTTTGCTTCACGAATTGAAAGCAAAACCCATCCTTGTTTCAATAGGGAATTAACTTCTTGAATATTATCGACTTCTTTTAATTCATCAATGCTGTTTAGGCTCATTTTTGATTCTCAATTAATGGGTGAGTCATTATAGTTTTTTTTACTATACTAAGGTCAACATAAAAAGCCTTATGCAATCATGGGAATGATGCATAAGGCTTGTATGTCTGATTTCTGCATAACTTATATTATGTTACTTGGAATACTCAGCAACGTGAATTATGATCGTAGAGATTCACGTTGCTGAGCTGTGGCAACAAACAGTATGTGTAGGCCACAGTCTCAGATATTCTATTTAACATAATATACATTATACGAAGTGTTATATAGTTAACACTTTGATATATAAAGATATTTAATCATCCTGTAGAACTATTTGACCTGTTCCACTTGTTCTAAACAAGATCTGCTTTGACTTTGTTAAACCTTCTTTAACTTCTACAGAAACCATTTTCCCTTTAGCTTCCTGATAAGTAGGAACTAAATAAAGATGATCTTTGGAAACTAAAACACGTACAGAAGCTGGAACTTCTTGTTGTAAACCAAAATCCCATTTGNACATTATACGAAGTGTTATATAGTTAACACTTTGATATATAAAGATATTTAATCATCCTGTAGAACTATTTGACCTGTTCCACTTGTTCTAAACAAGATCTGCTTTGACTTTGTTAAACCTTCTTTAACTTCTACAGAAACCATTTTCCCTTTAGCTTCCTGATAAGTAGGAACTAAATAAAGATGATCTTTGGAAACTAAAACACGTACAGAAGCTGGAACTTCTTGTTGTAAACCAAAATCCCATTTGGTTCCTTTAAAAACTAGACTACAAAAGTCACCAGTTTGAACATCTAATAATTGAGCTGTAATACTGAGCATAATTAACCTACCTTAGCAAAGCGTGATTCAGGTTCTTGATACCAATCTGGTACTTGATTCTGAAAATCGATTTTGACGAGCTGAACGAATGGAATAACGTTATTTTTTGATTCTGAATCAAGGTTTTGCAAATAAGCCTTTGAAAAACCGCAACTCATTAAATCTGATATATATTGATAATATTGTGACTTACTATATTTCTTCTTAAGTTCATCAGAACCATGAAGTTCCAATGCACAAAAGAAATTAAAAATATTACGAGACTTAGTTTGTGATAAACGACCTGACTTTGTATAAGTGTCGAATTTAGCGCAGATTTTTCCAAATACAGTATCGTGATCAAGAGCCTTCATCGTATGACCCTCCAATGCTTCAAAAAGTGGTTTATTTGCTAGTTGCCAAAGATCAGTTAAAAAATTAGGGTGTTCAGATTGATATTTAATAAGATCAAATACATTGAGTGGAATATTATGTTCCGTTAACCACAAAGGTTTAAAACGAGTTTCTAAACGTAGTAAACCCTGCATAAATTCAATTACACGAGGGTCTTCCATTGCTTTAATTACACGCAACGCAAAAACTTCACCTTTAGAAGCTTGACGTTTTAGCTTTGCAAGCTGCAATTGAAATTCAATTGACTTGCAATAAGCCTTACGGCACAAGCGTTTAGAATTAGGTGAACCCCAATAAACTGTGGAACCATAAACCAATTTAGATTTACGAAGTGAGCCACTGGAAACTTTACGAAGAAAGTCTAAAACCTTGCATACTTGATCATCATTTCTTAAACGTGCTGAATAAGTCACATCTAAATTGACAATCTGAGCATTCGGAATATCTAATATTTTATAAAGCTTAGGATGAGATTCCGCTAAGAAACCAAGCATTTCAAAAACACCTAATTCCAAATTATCCGAGCCAAAAATGTTATGACCCTGCATAATCTTTGCAGGACTACATTTGATCATGACATGCGGTTTAATTTTACCTTCATGAACTAATTTAAAAGCAACATTAGTAAATGAAGTGGGTAAATCATCATAAGGGTGATACAACGCACCTACTTGCATATTGCCCTGCTCATCCAAGTAAACATCTCTTGAACCTACAGTGACACCAAGCTGTAACAAATCACAAGACAATAGAAAATGCTTGCCATCCCTATCCGAGATAACAAATTCGTCTAAGACGAATAAGCGCATTTCTATAAAATCAATCATGAAAAGTTACCAAGTAACTACGTTTAAGAAATTAAACAAAATTACCAAGTAACTTGTCAACCTGTAAAACAGGTTAATATTAAAAAAGTTACCTAGTTATTTAGTTACAAGGCGTTTACAAATGAGCAAAGTCTACAAAATCCGTAGTGAAGAAGTTGAAGACGTAAAAGAGACACTAATGAAGTTTGTCGTGCAAAAAAAATCACTCATGGCTGAAAGCGATGTAATACACGCCCTAATCAAATACCATTTGAAAAATTTAAAAGCTGAGGAAGTGATGAAATATAGACAAGAAGTGTTAGGTAAAGACGAATAA